GGGTTTGCGGGGTGGCCCGCGCGCCCTGCGTCTCGCCGGGACTGGTGCGATAGTGCAGACCCAGTGCCGCCACGCGGGCCGCGTCGGTCGCGTTTTCACGGTCGATTTCCTCGACGTCGTAGCCCGTCGCCTGGACGACCTTGCGGCGCGACACGATCCCGGCTTCCATCGCCAGCACCTGCGCCTGGATGTCTTTCAGCGGATCGACCCAATCCCAGCGTGGCGGGATCCAGTTCACCGGGCGGTAGCGCGCAGGAGAGCGAGCGAAGTCCGGTATCTCCAATGCGCCCGACAGCACCGCCGTTTCCAGCCAGCGCGCCCAGACCGGACAGCAGAGCTGATGCGCGACAACACCGTGCTGCAACTGCTCAACGCGGCGGCGGAACTCGACCAGTTCGGCGCGCAGGCTGGAATAGTTGGCCTGCCGCACATCGCCGGTGACCAGGTGATAAGGCAGCCCCAGCGAGGCCGAGACCGACAGCAGAGTGCGGTACTGGAACGCCTCATAGCCGCCGCCGACATCGGCGGGACTGGAGAACTTCACATCCTCGCCAGGCAACAGCACCTGCAGGGTGCCGGGTTCAAGGCTGACGGTCGCGCCGCTGTCGTCGGTCGCCTCGATTTCGCCCATCAGCTGTTCTTCGGGCGCTGTCTTGGTGATGAAACCCGCGAACATCGCCGCTGTCTTCTTCCGGTCAAGTTCGGCATCGTCGTACTGGTCGAGCAGAAACAGCCGCACCATGGCGGGTGCCACATGCGGCAGGCCCCGGATCTGGCCCGCATCGATGGGGCGGTAGATGTGCTGCACCTCCCCGGCAGGGACGCGAACCGTCTCGGTCGTGAATATGCCCTGATCGGTGCTGTCGCCGGGATGGCGGCGGCGGAAGTGATAGGCTTGGCGTCGCCCGATGGCATCGAACTCGATCCCGCAGCGGATGCTATTGCCGTTGGCAGCGGTTTCAGTTTTCTCGAAAGGCAGCATTTCCGATTGCAGCAGTTGCAGCTGGATTGGCACCAAAAGACCATCCTCCGCCCGGCGCGGCCGCATCCGGACAAAGCACTCCCCCGCGACGAACATCTCGCGCGCCACCATCGCCTGCAGCCCGTAGAAATCAGTCAGACCGTCAGCATCGGCCTCGTCGGTCCAGGCGAGCCACAATCGCTGGACCTGATCGCGCAGCGCCGGATCCTCGATCAGCGACGAGGGCTTGATCCCGTCGCCCACAAGGTTAGACGCAAAGGCCTCGCAGGCGTTCGCCGCATAGCCGTTGGTCACCACCAGTTCGCGCGAGCGCGCCAGCAGACGTGGCCCGCCCGAGGCGATCAGCGAGTTGATGTTCTCCATCGGCGGTCGCCAGCCGCGCAGCCGGCGCTGCGACATCGCGCCTTCCAGCCGCGCGCGCACTTCTTTTGGGCCGCCGGTTCCCCTGCGGCGAAAGGCATCAAGCCAGCCCATGCGTCACAGCCCCTTGGTGGTGATCACACGCACCTGCCGGATGATCTTGCGCCCCTCGGCCGTGGCAATCTCGCGGTCCAGCACCTCGATGGCCCGGTCGATCTCGGCCAGGCTGCGGTAATCGACCGTCTTGCCGTCGTAGCTGACCCGCGCCACGCCGCTGGAGCGCTGCGCCGCCAGTGCCTCGCGGCGGATTTTGAGTTCGGTGATTGTGGGCATGTTTACCTCATGTAGTTTGAAGCCACTGTTCTGCGCCGTGCGGGGCTGCGCACCGCTCGAATGGATCCGGCGGCGGCCTTTTCTTGACTCCCTTCATTCTTGCCATCCCCTGCCACCTGCGCCTCCAGATCCACCCAACGCGCCTCGGACCAACGGTCGGCACCGACGATCCAGGCGGCCGCGCGAGCGTAGACCCGGCAATCCAGCGCCTCGTTGCGTTCGCGCAGCTTTTGCCATTCGAGCCGGGCAAAGCCGCGCTTGGTGCGGACGGTGACCAGTTCCTCGGCCACCAGCTGCTTCAGCCATTCGCTTTCGACCCAGTCCGGCAAATGCACGGTGCCGGGCGGATGCTGCACACCCGTCGCCAACTCCTCCCGCGTCGGGCGCGGCAGGCCGAGATGGCGGTAGGTCTCCGCCTTGAAGGTGGATACCGCCACCGTCCAGAGCCGCGCGCCCCGGCGCAGCCGCTTGCCAGCGTCCGTTACATCGACATAGGTTGGGCCCGACACCGGGCTGGAACGGTTGAATCCTTCGACGCCCTTGACCGGGGCGACTTGTGCCACCCCCTGCCGCCGCGACCAGGCATAAACGGCTGGAGCTTCATAACCGGTATCGACGGCGAGCTTGGCCAGCCGGAGCTGCGCACCGTTTTCATGGCTCCATGTCCGGTCCAGAAGCTTTGTCAGCTCTGCCCATGCGCCCTGATGGTCCGGGCCGCCGTCGATGACAATGTGATCAACCAACCAACTTGTCCCACCCCGACCCCAGGCCCAGACATCAACCTCGATCCGGTCCTTCTGCACGTCGGCCCCGGCGGTCAGGAACAGCCCGCCCTGCGGAACGATCCCCGGCTTCCACGCATCGCGCCGATCATAAAGCCGGGTCCAGTCCGGTGCTTCGCCAGATTCCACCCATGTCTCGCCAAGGATCGTGTTCTTGAACGCCCGGATAGCCTCGTCCGAGCCCTGTGCCGCCTCCCATGCCCGCACGATCCGCTCCCAGCTCAGCCAGCCGATCGGCGAATAAAGCGCCGAGAGGTGATAACCGACGGTGCCGGGATCGGCGGCGGTGGCGGTTGCCCGCCAAACGCCAGCTTCCAGCAGTGCCGTCTTGTGATGTTCGGCGATGGGCCGCTCGCAGCCCTCGCAATGATATGCTGCCGCCTCAGGCCGCCCTTTTTCCCAGCGCAGCCGCTCGAACTTCAGCCACTGGAACTGGCTGCAATGCGGGCATGGCACGAAGAACCGGCGCTGATCGCTGGCCTCGTATTCCCGTTCGATCCGGCTCAGACCCCGGATCGTCGGGGTGGAGACCAGAAACACCTTGCGCCGGTGCGCAAAGGTCAGCGTCCGTGCTTCTGCAAGGCTGACCGGATCGCCTTCCTCGTCGGCCGAGGCGGGATAGGCGTCGACCTCGTCCAGAAAGATATAACGTGCCGGGGTCGATCGCAGCCCGACCGCAGAGTTCGCCCCGGTCATGATCAGGATGCCGCCCGCGAACTCCTTGGACAGCATGGTGTTGCCCGCATCACGCGACCGCGCCGGTTTGACCAGTTCGCGCAGTGCCACGCTTTCCTCGATCAGCGGATCGATCCGCTGGCGCGAGTTGCGTTTGGCCAGCTCGACGGTCGGCTGCACCGCCAGCATTGGCCCCGGCGCGTGGTGGATGGCAAAGCCGATCCAGTTGTTCCCGGCTTCGGTCGCACCAACCTGTGCCGCCTTCATGAACACGATGCGCTGCACGGCAGAGCTGGGCGACAGCGCATCCATGATCTCGCGCATGTAGGGCGTGCGCGCCGTGCGGTAGCGTCCCGGTTCGGCGCTGGCGCGTGATCCCAGCATTCGGTGCGCATCGGCCCACTCCGACACCGTCAGATTGGCATCGGGCTGGAGGCCTTGGCCCCAAGCCCGCAACAGTTGATCGACACCATCGAAGGCCTCAGTCTCAGCGGAGGTCGATGCGGACCTCGGCGAGGCTATTGAGTTGGGCACGGACATGGGCTTCCAGCACCTCTCGCATCATGGCGGGCGTCAGACTTCCGTGATCCGCGATCATCACCCCCAGTTCCGACGCCATCAGCGCCGCCGCCCGCGCGGGCCAGGTCACCCAGGCATCGCGTTCCTCCCGCGCCAGCCGGAACACCAACGCCACCGCGCGGGCGCGGTCGATCAGCTCGCCCTTCAGCTTGGCCAGCTTCAGCTTGCGCTCCTGCGCCTTCAGCACCTCATTGGCGGTCTTGGCCTGCAGGAAGGTCGTGCCGCCACCGGTAAGGGGCGCAGCCAGGCCCTGCTCGCGCAGCGTGTCGCCGACGGCCAAGAGTGCGGTGTCGGGCACCGGCTTCAGCTTGGATGTCGGTGGCGGGGCATTCGCTGACGCACCGCGCTGCTTTGCCGGATCCGTCATCGCGGCTCGGTGC